TAAAAGTCCTTAAAAATAGTGTTTTTTTGCTAAAAATTTTGCGGCGCGTCCACAACAAACTGTCCCTAATAACGTGCGTCGTTCCACCGCCATCGAAAAGGCTGATTTTTGCCAAGTACCTATTCAGATCAGCCCTGTTTGGCCCCTAAGGCCGCCTGCCGTCACAGGCGGCACAGGCCTACCTGCCCAGCCCGGACGCGACACAGGCCAACGTGTGGCGATGTGTGGCAAGACATTCTGATTGTCACGATGTGAGTTTGAGTGTCGGCAGATCAGATGGTGCAGGTTGATGCTTCGGACTGAATTGCCCGCACCATTGGAATCCCTGAACCGTCGGCCATTGGCCGGTATGTTCACGGCGCGTGTAACCATCATCATGGATCACCTGCGTCACCAGTTTCGGGCATTCACAGTGACATTCGCCTCTCATCTCTCCGTAGAAAGCATCGGGATCATCCGGTAATTCGTTGTGGAGCATTTCATCGGGAACAAAGAACCGGCAATCATGACAAAATGGTGTCTCGTTCATACGTATCCTTTCATCGAATTTTCCATGTCACCTTTCACACACCCCCCTCGCGCGCACACGGGCGCAAAATACTATTGCGCGCGACATTTATATATATGTGTGAAGAGAGAGTGTTTGTTTAAATATAAGGCTCGTTTTACAGGCTTTTCCGCAATCCCCACCGTTCTCAAAAACCCGTGAAACGTGGTGGGAAACGTGCGAATCCTGCCGCTCAAAATGACGGAATCATGAATCATTTTTCATATGTTTGTGAAAACTTGCGAAACGTGAAAATATTCAAACCAACTTGTAAATCACCTTGGACGAACCGGCACGCGGCACGGTGACAATCTTGATTTCATTTTGCTGAAGGAGTGTCTGAATCAATTCCCGGAAATCCGCTGCCTTCATATGCATCAGCTTGAGCAATGGACTATGTTCCATCTGGCGATTGGGAACCGTCCGCAGTTTTCGCACGAGCTTGAGACATTCAGCATGGAATGGATTCTCGGCAACATAGCTATGCGCCAAGTAGAGCTGACGTTTGGTTTGATGCATGGCAAATGCAGTGGCCCACTGAATGCCCCCAAGGTCGATGGTCGGATTTTCATGATTGGTGCTGCATGCACGAATCAAGGCCAGCTTCATGGCGTTTTCGTGCGTGCGCGACCAGGCAACACGAGCCACTTCATCATTGCGGTGATGCGCATCGTCGTATTCCTGCTCCGTCAGACGTTGCAGATCAGCAATGGCTTGCTCCGCTTCAGGTGTGCGGGACACGACAAGCGGTTCAGGATGAATATCCATCAGATTGCCCTGCCGTGTGCCCGGTTGAAATTCAGCCCACCAGCGTGCAGTCTGAATGATCGGCTCGGGCAGGTTACGGGCACTGCCGGGGGTCTGGCCCTCACCGCGTTTGCCGATGTCGACGATGATCAGTCTGGCAAAGAATCCATTGGTCAACATACGTTGGGACAACGATTCGTAAAAATACTGCGGTGTTGCTGTGCCGAACAACGTCAGGTGTGGCTGATCAATGTGAGCCGCTTCCTTCTGCCCGGCCTTGACACGCAGCGGATACACGTCGTTGGCTGACGTGTAAAGTGTCAGCAGCACGTTGGGAATCGATTCACGGCGGTTTTCCCGGTCCATGTTGATCTGACGCAAGACGCCATCCATTTCATCGTTTTGGAACAGCATGGCGCTGGTACGGGCCAATGCATCCTGAATGCCCTCACCACTGGCAAATTTATCACCCAGCGATGCGACCTGATTGGTTTCGAACAGGACGCTGGAATTGACCTTACGCGGGAAGTCTTTGCCGGTACCGCTGCTGGCCAGGGCAAGCAGGTAGATGTTGGGGCGCAGGTCACCGGCATCACAAACCTTGCGGCCGCAGAGGAAGGACTGCAAGGCCATCGCGCCACAGAATGCCAGGCCGACGTTGGGATACGGCGCATTGGCCAGCGTAAAATCCATTACTTGTTCGACGAATCCCGGCACACGAAACAAATGCTCGGGAATCGGTCCGGGATCGGGAATCACGGGTTCCGCATCATCAGAATCGTCACCAGCCAGAATGCCGGACAGGTCGACATCAGAATTGTCCTGGTTATTAAGATCATCACCAAACCCGTACATAGCCAATGTCTTGGTCGCTACGGTGAAATCGCCACCGTGTTCCAGTAATGCATACACTGCAAACGGCGAATAACCTTGCTCAGGTTCAAACGGAGCAGCGTTGGAGGAAAACACGTAGAACACCCGATCCTTGAGCGTGGCTGACCACCCGGTGTCTTTACCGGGTCGACGCCAGTATTCATTTTCGCCGGGCACGGCCAGTGACCAACCGTGCGTGCGCAACAGGTCACGCACATCGCCGCGCTTGTTGAAATCATCGCCTGGCCTGTGGGTATTGTCCGTCACACAATGGCCATTGTCCGCAGACATCTGGCACATATGCGAATTCTCTGCCACTGTCCGGCAGACATTCGCACCATCGACTACCGGTGGCCAATACTCGTTGAGTTCCCAGGCCGTTTGCAGCAGCACATCACGCTGGGATTCGGTAAGGACAGGTAAGTCGCACAGGTCACCTTGCATCAGTTCATAACCCGGTGTCGGTGAACAGAGGAACAATCCACCTTCCCCACGGGTTTCGATCAGGGTGTGAACCTTGTCATCGACCTTGCGCTGGGCCAGCTTAATGTTGCCGCAGACGGGAACATCACATCGGTAGATCACGTGCATGCCACCCGATGGTGTCGATTCGATCACCAAATGGTCACGCAGATTAGGATCGATACGATCCATCCATGCGGGGAATAATTCGCCACCACCGTCAAAGTCGATGGTCTCAAGGTTGCCGGAGACGGTGCCGCAGATGAAGCACAGGGCATCGCTCCATGGCCACATGCCTATCTCATCGAGTTGAGGTAACCGCTGCTGATATTGTTTCCACTTCCCAATAGCTGGACGCTTTTCGGTACGAATAGCTGGCAAGACAGACAAGCCTGCATCCAAGTAGTTTTGAGCGGTATTCATGATTAGTTTATTGATCAGTTGCACATGAGTTCCTTTGTTTGATTCAATGCCGAGTTGGTCAAAGCCCAGTCTTTCCATGCGGCAATCTCCCGCCGCAGTCCATTGATGTCTGCCGGTTGCGGTGGTGAGATTTTTCCCTTCCAGGCCGTGCGGATGCTCTCGACAGTCATCAACTCTGCATCCCCTTCGATGACCAACACGGTCGCTGGACATAGCAGTGTCAATCGCTCAAACAGAATCTTCTGCCCGGTGCAGATGCGTTGATGGTCTTTCCATTCGAGGAACAGCAGGTTGCCATTTATTTCCGTCACGGCGTCAATGTCGCTGAAGGCAATTCTTCCGGGCAGACAATCGGCAAATAGCTCGATCTTGGGACGCTTCTTGAGATTGAAGCAACCTTGCCGATCACAATTCCAGAGCATGGGATTGAAACCGTTACCTTGTAACATGACACACACTCCCCATATCCTTGAACGCGCTGGTAAACCCAGCCAGGTTGTTACCCAGATACAGAACAGCCTGCCCCTGCAACGGCGCGGAAGTTTTGTCCGGATGCCAGAAGCGCACACGGCCAGCAGGGAAGCACACCGCCGAAGCCACCGACAGCAACACCTGGAACCAGCGGGTTTCCGTGGCGTTGTTCACCAGAACGACTGCCTGTTTGACGTTGCCATCGTTGTACTCATGGACCAGTTTGTCGCAGAACTGCTGAATCAACGGTTGAGCATACGGTGGGTTCATGAACACACGACCCTGCCAGTCATGTTGCAAGCCGTCATCGTCAGCAGTGAAAATGCGCTTCGCACTCACAATCCGATTCGCTGCCTCGCTGGATGCAGGATCAAGATCGATCCCGCCCATGACGTCCGTTGCACGCTCGATGTACTGCGCCGGGGTGTACCATTCATTGTCACCAGTGTTGTTGGCCACGTGGGGCTTGGTGACAGACTTGCGTGCCTGCTCGATTTGTTCAGAAGTCGGATTTGCAGGCAGGGAACGCGCAGCCTGGACCACGTCATGTCGTGCGGGTTTGATCTGGCCACTGGCGATTTCACGCTGAAGATCGAGCCGATCCACGGCATCTGCAAATTGGCCGTCACGTTTGAGTGTCGTCGGTGAAACACCATGTTCCTCTGCCAATTTTCCAGCAGATTTCAAAGGACCACTTTGGTCCTTTGAAATTTCACTACGTCTGTCACCGCCGCGCGGCATTTTCAGCCGGTTGTATCGCCGCCCGCGTAACAGACTCATTTGTTCAGGCGACAGATTGCGTCGTCCCAACTGATGCGTGTCGATCCAGTCGGCCGCTGCCGCACGATCCGGCAGACTGACACCGTGCAATTCATAATCGATGCCATACCGATCACAAATCACCTTGCGGTTGTGACCATCCAGCAGAATGCGTTGTTCGGTCCACACGATCAGTGGATCGATGCAGCCATCGCGCAGCAGGTTTTCTTCCAGACCCATCAGTTCCTCATCCGTTAACGGTGGAATCAGACTCTGGAATTCATCATCAATGACCACGCCCAGCGACGCATCAAGGATTGAGGGATGATTGTTTTCAACATTGGTTGTATTCATGAGGTTGCCTTTCAAAAAGGAATGTCATCGTCGGACCATTCGGTCCAAGGTTGATCAGGCGACACTGAGGTGGCTACGGGTTCACGTTCATCGCTACCGTCACTGCGTGGTGGAATGGAGCCCAATTCGTAATGGGTAATACGGTCGAATTTTTCACCGGTGACGGATCGCACGGTGATGGACAAGGGTTGCGCCAATGCACCGGCTTCGGCCAATTCAACAGCCTGTTCCACGGTGTCGGGCATGGTTTCGTTGGATCGTGCCTGCCACCATGTATGGGCCTTTTGCCAGGCATAGCTGCCCTTGGGGTGCGCAACGCAAATCCATTCACTGTGGTATTCGTTGAACCCGCAGCGGTAATCGACACGTAGCGTCTTGGGATGTTCGGGCGGCGCGCCGCGTTTGCTGTGGATGCTGTAATAGACGGAACTGACATCGTAATCCGTCTCGGTAACCTGGCCGCTCAGCACACCCGCCGTCGACGCACTGCCATCATGTTTTTCCCGCTCAGGTGGTGGGAATTCATGGCCACAATCCGGGCAGACGCTATAGGATGCATGAATCAATGCCTGGCAGTTTGGACACTCTTTGGCAGGTGCTTCATTGCCACTTTTGCGATCAGCTTTGTCCTTGATCTGCAAGGCATCGACCGGGCCGTGCCGCAGGATGTTGCCACCGAAGTCCAGTACCAGGCAGTTGATTTTGTCCGGGTGTAACCGGAAGCCACGACCAACGGATTGATAAAACAAACCCGGTGAGTTGGTCGGACGCAGGAGCACAACGCAATCAATGATTGGCGCATCAAAGCCTGTCGTCAGCACGTTGACATTGACCAGGTACTTCAGATCACCATTCTTAAAATCGGTGAGTGTCTTGTCCCGTTCAAAAGGCAAGGTTTCACCGCAGACGAATCCACACTTGTGACCGAGTTCCTCCAGAATGCGTTGCACATGCAAAGCATGTTTGACGCCCGCTGCAAAGATCAGCACCGAATGACGATCATACGCCTGCTCGATGATTTCGTGACAGGCCGAGTGAACAAGGCCATCGTCATCCATCAATGCTTCGACTTCACCCGCAATAAATTCACCACCCCTGCCCCCGGAAGTGTGCAGACCCGATGTGTCGGCTTTGCGACGCCCAGCCTTGGTGACCAACGGACAGAGGTAACCCTGAGCAATCAACTCGCGAACACCCACCTCGTAACACACGTGATTCAACAGGTGATCAGGAGCCGGACCACAAATGGTTCCACTGGTCATGCGGTACGGCGTTGCTGTCAAACCGACAAGCCGAACGTTGGGATTCACCACCTTGGCGTCAGCCAGGAATTGCCGGTACATTCCTTCGCCACCGGAACCACCCGTTGGAATCATGTGTGCTTCATCGATCAGAATCATATCAAAGCGATCCAATTCCGCAGCCTTGCGATAGACCGACTGAATGCCTGCCACGATGATGGCATGATCCGTGTCCCGGCTCTTGAGCCCCGCCGAGTAGCACCCGATCTGGTGCCACAGATCGGGTGCCATGACATGCAATTTATCGACAGCCTGTTCAATCAATTCCTTGACATGAGCCAGGATCAGAACACGGCCATCCCATTTCTGCACAGTATCTCGGCAGATGGTGGAAAGTATCTGCGTTTTGCCCCCAGCTGTCGGGATGACAACACAGGGGTTGTCATCCCGACGGCGCAGATGCTCATACACTGCATCGACCGCTTCAGCCTGATACGGGCGCAAGGTGATCACAGGTTGTTGGGCACAAGCCTGTATCAATCCACCACCTCCTCGGGCAGCATGAATTGTTCAACAGTGATCGGGTAGATGCGCCGGGGGTTTTCACCGTTGAGCCACGCAGTCAAAACACGTTCGACCTTGCCGTAAACCTCTTTCTGGAGGATTCGATTGCGTGTGCTTCCCATGAGCATGAGTTGGTTGCGCAGCTTGATGATGGTGGAATCCCACGGGGTTTCAGACACGCCGGTGGACAGGACGCGACAGAATTGGGCCAGTTCATCGTGATCGACGGAGTACCAGGCCCGGGCGATCACACCACGGACATAGCCGACCGCGATGCCCTTGGTTTTGGTCGCCACATGAGCTGTCGCAAACTGCACGGCATCGATGTGCCGATCCATCAGCAGGACTTCCTTGTAATACGCCAGCTTTTTGCTGTCACCCAAACCGCGAATCATTTCACGCAAGGTGGCGGTATGGTTGGGAGACACACCATCCAGGCCGAAAAGGCCATTGAGTCGCATCCGATCCACGACCGTGCGGGCTTTCATGCCGTCGATGGCATCGACACTTTCGACGGATATGCCGAACGACACAGCCATGCGGATCGTGCAGCCAGATTGAAGGATCGCCCAGAGTCGGTGCTGACCATCAACGAGAATGCCCTGGTCACTGAAGGCAATGCCCTGATGGGTCATACGCCATTTACCGGCTTCCATGTCCTGAGCGAGAATGTCGACGTGCTTGGGATCAATGCGCCGGTTGCGGACATTGCCTTCGAGCCATTGTGTTGCGATGTCCGGGTTGATGTTCATGTACGTGGTCTTGACCTGGGGAATGGGTTTACTGGTGAGTGTTGCGATCATGCTTGGTTCCTTCCTTGCGAGAGATGATGCGGATGGCTTCTTCTGCCAATTGCTGCATATAAGGTTTGCCATAGAGGCCGATCATGCATTTGGCAGCGAGTTGGGGATTGTTCAACGGCAGTGACACGGACCGCATGGGAACGGGGCTGTGTTCACTGTGACAGGCTTTGGGACGATAGGCTTTCTTAGCAAAACCGGGCGGTTGGGATGGTTCAGATCGACCGATGTTGCCTGTGTTCATCCTGGCAATATTGCCGTGTTTGTCTTTGTAAGTACGAGGTGAAAAATTTTTTAACTTCGGAATTTCCGAAGTGAGAATTTTTCTTACATTGCCAACGGTTTTATCACTCACGCCACATTGCTTGGCGATTGCGTTGTCAGACCATTGGCACCACTCTTCATCTTCCAGCAGTGTTTGAATAGCTTTACGCTTGTCCTCATTGGTTCGACGCAGACCATGTGATGCATTGGCACCGACTGAATAAAGGATCGCATCGCGGCGTGTACCTTGCTGGACATCAACCGCAATGGTTTCACGTTCGGCTCGTTTACTTGCCCAATAGCGATGGAAGCCATCAGCTAACCAATAGGTTGAACCATCATGGAAGACAGTGACCGCTGGCAGATCGACACCTTCGACGTACAAGTCGGCATATTCGCCAACCACATCTTCATCAATCGCCACGCGTGGTTGCGTGCCGCCATCAATGCGGATTTGATCAAGTCGAAGTGTTGGGGTTTCAGTTGTCATAAAGATGATCACTTTCAAGGCTGGACATCGGGCCGCCGCACAGTGGACAACGATGAAGTGGGTACTCTTGGATTCGCACGACCAGTTGTCCACCGGGGATGGGGAGTTTGCGACGCGTGACAAGTAAATCCACTTGCGAATCGTCCTCGTAAACCCCTGCATGCTGCATCGAATCGAGCGATGCTTTCTGAATGTTGTCCAGGTCACGTCTGCGACGATCCGGTGGAAACGCATCCATCGCAACAGCAAGTCGACCGTCACGAGGAGGCTGACCACCCATGCCCTGGCACTGTGTTTTGACCTGTTGGCGGTACGCGCGCCCTTGACGGCTGATGAGCGTTCTGCCCTTGAAGTGTCGCCAGTAGTGATTCACCGACGGTGGATATGGCAAGACTAATTCCATGTGACACCTCCTTAGCGCTTCCACGGTGCGGGCGCGTCGGACGTCGGTTTCAGTTGGGACTGTGACGAAGACGTGCTGCTGCTTCCGGGGGATTGCTTGGGCTCAAAGCCACGGATTTCGTTGCTCAAATCACCTGTATCAGGCCGCTTTTTGAGTTTGACGTTGATCACCATTGGCAAGTTATGAAGGTCGGTACTGTCCTTGGGCTGCATGACATTGACAGCGCGACAGATGGCTGACAGATCGCCACGGGCAATCTTGACGGCGGTGGCGTTGGGGTTGTCCAGGTTCAAACGAGCCCACAGCTGTCTGCCCTTATAGGCGCCTTCCAGAATCGAAAAGGTCAACTCCAAAAAGCTGCCGCCCCCGGATTTTGTGGGTTTGGTTTCCGACGCGGTGATGGCGGCAAGGTATTTGCCGGCCGGGATCGGTTCGAACGAACTGTTGGGTTCGACATCATTTGCGTTAAAGCCATTGAGATTAGCCATAGGGATACTCCTCCATTGATTGGGAAATGGTTGTTGGTAAAAATGCTGCGTTTTGTGGGTTAATTCTTGTGCTTGGCAGTTTGGTTGGACGTGGGCGTGTCGGCCTGCATCATCGCTTCCATTAAGGCGTACCATGACAGTGGCAATTCCGTCGGCAGACCATAGCGATTCTTGGCGATGCAGGCCGGGCTGCCGACGCAACGCATGACACGCTCACCACCATCCTTACCCAAGCCTGAAGCCAACGTGCGGTTGCGGTTGAAGCCGGCGTCTTCTGTTTTGGTGATGATCTTGCGTGTGGCAAACAGCACCGCGTCGGCCCACTCCGTGATCACCGCATTGGCATGCTTATGCAAGCGTGGGGAAAACCGATCATATGCACCCACTTCCGGATCGGAGAAGGTTTCCACCTTGGCATGAGCCAACAGGATGATGCACATGCTGCGCCGGGTCCGCAGAGCGTCCAAACCAGACAACAGCATGCGCCATTGGGTCAACGCATGCGTGTAGCCCCGGGCATAACCACCGTCCACTTTTTCGATGCTGTTGACACCGTAGTCCTTGCAGAGACGATCCCAGATCAGACGTTCGAGCCAATCGAGCGAATCGACGACAAGAGTCTGATAGTCATGCTCATCCTTGATCAGTGAGTCGATGGCATTGATGACATCGTCGAACACCGTGGCCAGTGGAAAACTCGCACAATCGATCTGATCAAGACCGTCTTCCGTCTGGATGAAGATGGGAACGGGCGCCTGCGACGCGGTGGTGGATTTACCGATGCCTTCAGTGCCGTAGAGGACAATGCGTGGTGGTGATTGACGTTTGCCTGTGTGGATCTGTTGCAATAGGGACATGAAGTGAATTCCTGTATATGATGATCGTGACCAAAACAAATTCGCCTGCTCCGAGCCCCCCGGAAGTTATGAAGGGCGACACTGACAGACTTCCGGGGGGCGGGCGATGATGTGTGAGAAAACTTCCGGGGCAACTTCCGGAGCTTCCGGGGGGGGGTTAGGCGGCACTGAGTAGACGAATGTCTTCATAGCCGGTGGGCCAATGGTTGTGTTCGCGGCAGAGCAGTAGCCGCTTGATGGCTGCCTGATTTTCCTGGCGGGCCAGATGCAGTGCTTCGTCACTGATCACCCAGACCCCGCAGCGATACGGCTCTTTCTTTTCAACCGCCACGATGTGGACCGGCACCAACTCGTCAATGACCTCGGCCAACACCGCCTGGTAAAAGGCCAGTTGGTTGATGTAACGGTAACGACGGGCATCGGATTCGAACCAGGTTAGATCGTCACACGTCTTCAGGTCCACGATCCCCTCGTGCGGATGAATCCAGTCATATCGACACTGGCAGGACATCCCGCAGTAGTCCGCACGCAACACCCCTTCCGCCCTGCCGTAGAGCAGCAGGTCGACCGCCTGGTCATTCATACTCAAACCGCTGGCCATGTTTTCAATCTGATCCAAGTCATCGTAATGGACACCGGGTTTGCCCTGCGATTCAGCCCACCCCCGGAAAGCTTGGGTGTCCTTGCCGAAGGGCTTGTCCGTCTTGGGATTGATCGGGCCGCCCAGCGCAAACTGCGATTCATAGGCATCGCGACCTTCGAGAATCCGGCAGTGCGTGGCTCTGCCAATCAGGTATGCAGCCGTCTCTTTGTTTTCGATCAACCCGCTGTGCTTTTTGAAATGCAGCCAGGGACATTTGATGAAGTCGATCAACTGATGGCTGCTCAGATGATCCTTGGCCTGGGCATGGTAGTCCTCAGCCGGTTCGGTAGCGAGAATACTTAAGTCAATACTTAAATCCATTGCCATCCTCTCTTGAAAATATGAAGCAAAATATGTAACGCGCCTATTTATTACATACACGGCGCAGACGAAAACTGTCCACAAAATTGAAAGGTTTTGACACTTTTTTTTACGACAGGTACTCATCCATGTCCCCGGACTGGAGAATTTCACGCAAGGGAACCATGTAATTCCTGTAGAACGTGGTGCGGGATATGTTCAAATGTTCGGCTGCTTGATTGGGCGACATGGTTTGCAGCAACTCGGCAACCTGGCGTAAATCAGGTGTCATCTCATCAAGTACCATCT